CAGGTTCTTAAGTGGAATACTGCTAATGCTCGCTGGCAGCCAGGCGACGATCTACAAGGTGGTGGTGGCGGTGGTTCTGCAATAACAAATCTTACCAACAATGGTAGTGATGAGGTTGTTATTTCTACGAACTTCCTTCCTAATACTGATAATGCTTATGACTTGGGTTCTTCTACATTACGTTTCAGAGATCTTTATCTAACCAGTTCTTCACTTTGGCTTGGTGATACTGCTATATCTGAGGATGGAGGATCATTGAAGCGAAAGCAGGAAGCAACACATACAGTTAATAGTATCGACACTGGTGCTACTCGTACCATTGCTTCTAAATTATCTTCAGAAGATTCTACACAAGAAGAGCAGTTTAGATTGCGTTTCAATGCTATGAAGGCTGGTACCAATCTGGAAATTGTAGACTCTACTGGTGCTAAAGCAGAAGTTACGTTTACATCATTCACTGCTGAAGCAGGTGCAGCACGTGGTTACATCCAAGTAGCTGCTACTGGTGCTAACCAATCTCAAGAACTTAGTGTTACTAATCCAGTTAAAATCAGATCAAACAGTACCATTCTAAGTCAAGATGAGTCTGGTAAAGTTGATGTTGGTGGTCAGGATTTAGACTTTGGTGGTGGTAACAAATTATTCTTTGATGATTCAGGTGTCTTAGAACTTACTGGATCGATAATACGTTTCGGTGCTGCTGGTTCTAAGAAACAAATTGAATTTGATGGTAATGATAACTTGGTTCTTGATCAGGCTACTGAGATTCAGTTTGGTACTACTCATAAATTGGCAATGGACGCAAGTGGTAACCTAACGTTACCTGATGCTGAATTGCGTTTCGGTAGTTCTACTAGAAAACTTAAGGTTGATGCTGATGGAAACCTTGAACTCCCTGCTGATGGTGAGATCAAGATCGGTACTAAGAGAATGAAGATCGGTACTAACGGTACCTTTGATATTGCTAACGATGGTACTAACTTCACTGAAGTTGGTGGCGGATTCCAGACTCAGATCGGTAATGCTCCTGCTGGTGCATCTATCATCAAGGGTCACGATAATGCAACTATCTACAAACCATCTCCAACATTACTCTATAGGTTCACTGCATCTGGTAACAGTGCATATACAGTGAACGGACCTGGATTGGCAACTAACGTATCTAATGCAGGATTAGTATTCCATAGAGGATTCACATACGATTTACACAATCAAGCAGGTGGTGCACATCCACTTAGACTTCAGTCTACTTCTGGACTATCTGGTACAGAGTATACAACTGGTGTTTCTGGATCCAACACAGGTATGCAAGTTATTACCGTTCCACTTGATGCACCAGATACCTTATATTATCAGTGCACAGCACACGCCGATATGAACGGCACAATCACCGTAAAATGATAAATGACCAGAACAGTCCCAGGATCAGGTGCTAAAATTGAACCACTCTTTAACTCTATTTTTGGCGTTCGAGATGTTTATGTGGTGGATGGTGGTACTGGGTATAACAGCTCTGATCCACCTGAATTAAAAATCGCTTTTTGCGGTACTCCTATCCGTGAAGCTGTTCTTGAGCCTATCATTGAACACGGACAGATTGCTGCTGTTAAGGTTTTAGATCCTGGTGAAGGATATGATCCTTTTAGAATTAATATTGAAACAACTGGTAATGGTAAAGGTGCTAAGGCAAAAGCAATACTATGGGAAGAAGATCAATTAGATTCCCAAGGTAATATTATTGCACCTGCTGGTTCGATACAATATATACAAGTATTATCTAACGGAGACGAGTACTTCTCTGATCCTACTACTGCTGAGATAAAGGGTGGTGGTGGATCAGGTGCTGAACTACGTCCTGTAACAGGTTTGGTAACTGGTTTGTCATTAGAACAAGCTGGTTCTAACTATGAGATAGGTGATGTCAACATCATTATTGCTGGTGGCGGTGGTCAAGGTGCTACTGGTGTTACTGAGGTTGATGAATTTGGTATTGTTAAATCCATTAACGTATCAAATCAAGGTGAGTTCTATGAAACTCCACCTATCATTCTATTGAATGGAGGTGGTGGATCTGGAGGTAAAGCAGTAGCAACAGTTGATCTGGGTGCTATTACTGATATTTCTGTCACCAATCCTGGTGGTGGTTACTCTAGTGATCCTCAAGTTTTATTCACTAGAAATACCGATCTCACAAAAGAGTCTAGAAATAGACAGTCATTCAACTCAACAATATATGACATAACAGGTCTTCTTCAAGATCTTGATGAGAATGATCAGACTGTATATGTACAGACAACTGCTCCTTATCCAGGCTCAGGTAAAATCCTAGTCGGTAGGGAGGTTATTCGTTATACAGGTAAAACGCTCACATCCTTTACTGGTTGTGACCGTGCACTTAATTTTAGATATGATCAAAAGGTAGTACTTGATGGTCTTGCTGATCAAGGTGGTATCTCAGGGTACAACTTTAATGTAGGAGACAGAGTTGTAAGAACTACTGAAAGTTCTAGTAACAAGATTGCTCGTGTCTATGATTGGATACCAGAAACTCGTTCATTGTATTTGGTATTTGAAGTTGATGAACTAGCATTCATTGATGGTGGTAGTTCACAAGTTAAATCACAGGTTATTGACTTTACTGGTGGTGTTGCATCTGCATCTGCTACTGGTGTTGCTCCACATAACATTGTGGATGAAACTGGAAGTAATATTGTAACCTTGACAGTACCACTCAATGAGATCCCAGATAAAGCATTTGAAGATATAGCTGAACTAGATGGTGCAGGTGATGGTATAGCTGATCTTATCAACACAGGTACAGACTTTGAAGGAGAGATAAATCTAGATGGGGGTATAGCAGTATCACTTTATGGTATTGAAGAAACCCTTGGTGGTACTAACACAACTCTGTTTGCAGTTGGTGACCAGATGACTGATGGTTCTAAACCAGCCCTTTCACCTACAGTATCCGTTGCAGGAGAACTTGGTGATGGTGATGTTCATCTAGCAAAGGTTAAATTTATCTTTAGAAGTCTTGATCAATCAGCTAATCAGTTCTATACCATTGATGAGACTGTAACTGGTTCTATCACAGGTATAACAGGAACAGTTGAATCTTGGGATTCTGAAACTAAGACATTGACAGTTAAATCCGTTGTAGAAAATAACGGGAACTCACTATGGAACAATAATGAATTAATCACTGGTGCTGGATCTGGTGCTATAGGAACTACTCTAAGAATTGAGTATCCTTCAGCAGTCAGAAACGAACCTGATTAAACCCAGTATAAATAAGAGGAAGGCACAAGCAGCCAATGGCATTACTTACCGATCAATTTAGGATTTTTACCGCAGAAAAATTCATCAAATCGCTTGAAGGTCCCGATAAGAACCAGAGCGATATAGCTGCTGGTGCAAATCGTGATCGTCTGTATGTTTTTATAGGCAGACCTCAAGAGTGGGATAATGAAAACAATCCTCCTACTCCTGTTGATTCCTTTCAAGAATTTTCCGATTCATATGATGATATGATCTCGATGAAGCGTGTTCTAGCGAATGACGCTGTTCAGGTTATACGTCGTATTGACTGGATACCCCCAGAACAAACAACTGGTGGATTAGGTTATGTGTACGATATGTATCGTAACGACTATTCGTCAAGTAAGACTGCATCTTCTGGTGCTACTAAACTATATGACGCTGATTTCTATGTCGTAAACTCATCATATCAAGCATACAAGTGCATATACAATGGTACCTCACCTTCTGACCCTAACGGAAAGCCTTCAACGGTTGAACCTACTGGAACTAGTACTTCTATCATTACTACCGCCGATGGTTATCGTTGGAAGTATATGTTTACTATACCAGTTGGTCAGGTTCTGAAGTTCTTCTCAGGCGATTATATGCCTGTACTACAAGACACTGCTGTACAATCCGATGCCGTTGGTGGTGAGATTGATACGGTGGTTATACAATCATCTGGTTCTGGTTACAACAATGGTACATACGAAAATATCCCGATCAAGGGAGATGGCACGGGCGGTAGGATTAGTGTCGTTGTGGACGGCGGTCGCATTGTTAGTGCTACTGTAACATCTGGTGGTTCTAGTTATTCATTTGGAAAAGTTATTATTGATGAGATTAACGGTATTGGTGCTGGTACTGGTAGCGGTGGTGCTATCGATGTCATCATCGCTCCGAAAGGAGGACACGGATCAGACCCAGCCATCGAACTGGGTGGTTTTCGTGTAATGATCAACACGAAGTTTACCTACGATGAAGGTTCAGGTGACTTCCCTACTGATAATGATTATCGTCGTATTGGATTGACACTTAATCCAAGTAAGTACGGTACAGAAGAATTGGCAGACGCAATTACCTTGTCTGCTACTAACGCTGTGATTTTCTCTCCAGATTTCACAGGTTCGTTTAACACTGACGAAATTATTACTCAAACTCGTACTATTGGTGGTCAACAGGTGACTGCTAGAGGACGAGTTGTTTCTTGGAATAGCACAACTAAGGTTCTGAAATACTATCAGAATAGAGTTGATGGTATCTTCCCTGAGATTTCTGGTAATAAGACCGTCTTTGATGGAGGTAACACTGTTGTTGGTTCTGGATCTGGTACCTCTGCCGACCCTGACATTAACTTCCCTATCATTCCTGGTGAAGCAACTCGTGTTATAAACAACACTGAATATGATCTTGGTATGTCATTTACATCTGGTTACGCCAAGCCAGAGGTGAAAAAGGACTCAGGTAAAGTCATCTACATAGACAATAGGAGAGCAATCTCCCGTGCTGGCGACCAAATTGAGGACATTAAGATCGTAGTAGAGTTCTAAAACAATGCCACAGAATACCAATCTGAATATATCGCCATATTTCGACGATTTCGATAAGGCGAATAACTTCTACAGAGTACTGTTCCGTCCTGGATATCCTATCCAAGCAAGAGAACTGACTACGCTGCAATCTTTGCTGCAAAATCAGGTTGAGTCGTTCGGTAGCCATATGTTTAAGGATGGCTCTATGGTCATCCCAGGTCAAATTGGTTATGACCTAGATGCTAAAGCAGTTATACTTCAAGGATCATTCTTAGGTGCAGACGTTGAGCAATATAGAGAACAGTTAGATGGAAAGATTATCAGTGGTTTGACTACTGGTGTTAAGGCAAAAATTCTTTTCTCCATTCCTGCTAGTACTTCTGAGCGTGGTTATATTACATTATATGTTAAGTATTTGACTTCTGGTGGTACAGATTCAACAGAAGGAAGCTTTGTAGATAATGAGCAGTTAATTTGTGAGTCTGAAATAACTTATGGTAGTTCTTTGATTGAGATCGGGACTCCATTTGCACAGTTACTTCCTACTAATTCTACTGCTGTAGGTTCTACTGCATCTATTACTAATGGTGTATATTTTATTCGTGGTTATTTTGTTGATGTTGTTGATCAAACAATCATCCTTGACCAGTATACGAATACACCATCTTATAGGGTTGGTCTAGAAATCTTTGAGTCTATTGTGACTCCAGAAGATGACCCTGGTCTAAATGACAATGCAACTGGTACTTCTAACTACTCTGCTCCTGGTGGTCACAGATTTAGAATCAGAACCAGTCTAGTTAAGAAGGTTATCGATGATGATACAGATAAGAACTTCATCGAACTATTAAGAATTAACAAGTCTCAGATTGAGACATTCGTTGAGAGAACTGCATATAATGAGATGGCAAGGGAACTTGCTCGTAGAACATTTGATGAGTCTGGTGACTATACTGTAAGAGACTTTGACGTACGTGTCAGAGAGCATAGGAACGACGGTATTAATGGTGGAGTATATTTACCTGGTAGGACATCTCCTGGCGGTGTATCGTCTTCTACTGCCCACTTCTGTGTAGAAGTAGGTCCAGGTAAGGCATATGTAAGAGGATACGAATCAGAAACTCTTGTTCCAACCTTTGTTGACCTAGAGAAATCAAGGACTACTGTTGCATTACAGAACTCTATTATCCCATTTGAACTCGGCAACTATATGCTGATGAACAATGTGAAGGGTTCACCTATTATTAATGGTAACAATATCACAGAGAACTATCAAGTTATTGAGTTTAGAGATATTGCTCCTGGATATAACCTAACTGCATCTGGTAGTATCATTGGATATGGTCGTGTTGCAGCATTTGAGTATCATAATGGTACAACAGTTAATGCTCAGGCAACTGAATTTAAAGCATATGTGTTTGACTTACAACCACTTACTGTGATGAAAATGGGTCAGAATGTGACCCTTGCACAAGGACACGTCATTAGAGGACGTAGTTCTAAAGCAAAAGCATTTGTAGAAGCAGATTATAACGGTGTAGATCTTATTAAGGTATATCAAGTTTATGGTACCTTCCGTGATGGTGAAGTTATCGAGAGAGATGGTGTAGAAATTGGTACTCTTACTGATTACTATAAGTACGAGATCTCTGATGCTAAAGGTATAACTGGTAAAGATCCTGATACAAACGCTATTATATTTGCTGGAGACTTACTATTAGATCAAGAAACAGTTATTGCTGGTACTAACTTTAACGTTAGTTCTAGTGGTGCTACTGGTACTTTAACTGGTACACAGTCAAACTTCACCTTGGACTTAAGACCAGGTGATGTTCTTACTGTTAATGCTACTGATGAAATGCAGATTGATATTATCAGTTTAGTTTCAGGTAATATTGATAACCAGATTACTAGTGCTACTAGTGCAGCTTATAGTGGTAACGCTATTAGTGCTGCTGATTATGGTTTCATAGTTCGTCGTAGACCTCAAATCTATGATAGTGAAACTGCTGACCTTATGATTGAGATGCCTAAAGCATCCATTAAGTCAATCGCTGATGAATCTGCTATTGTTGCACGTACCTTTGATGATATTACTGTTACTGGTGCAAATGACTTTACAATCTCACTACCTGCTGATGAACAGTTCCTTGCATATGATAAGGATCATTATCAGTTAGTATCTCTTGCTCCTACAGCAGGAACAGTTATTGATATAGAATCATCTCATACATTTAACACAACTGGTACACCTAGAACATCTTTAACTGTAACAGGTTTGACTGGTGTTACATCTGCTAGATTGATTACGTCTGTCTCTAAGAACCAAGCAGAGAAGAAACTGAAGAATGCTACTGAGATGGAAGTGATGAAGGTTGAGCGTACTGCTAACTCTTCTGACAACATCAAATATGGTCTGACATACGGTTCACTCTACGGTACACGTATTGAGGACGAGGAGATTTCTTTGGGTTCTACTGATGTCTACCACGTTCACGCTGTCTACGAATCTAATGATGATAATGCTGCTATTATTCCTCATCTAACGATGCAGGATGCCACCATCTTCCAGAAAGGTACTGTGATAGAAGGTGCAACATCTAAGGCAAAGGCACGTGTTGTAAACTTTAACTCTGTTTCATATGTCTGCCACTTTGTATATGAGAACGATAATTTCTTCGCTCTAGGTGAAACTATTAGTGGTTTTGATGCTGCTGGTAATGTTATTACAGGTCTAGTTAATGATGCTGATGGATCTATTAACAATGGTTCACGTAATATTACTGCTGACTTCTACTTAGATCCTAACCAGTTAGGTCACTATTATGATATTGGTAAACTAATTAGATATAGTTCTGCTAGTGCACCTCTTCGTAAGTTAATGATTGTGTTCAACAGGTTCACCCACGAAGCAACGGGTGACTACTTTGCATCACAGTCCTACGTTGGTATCGATTATTCCAACATTCCAAACATTAGATTCAATGGTGAAACAAGAGAACTTAGAGATGTTCTTGACTTTAGACCTGCTGTAACTCCTGTATTATCAGGTTCAGGTACTGTTGGATCACCATACTATGTTAACTGTGCATCACTAGACTTTAAAGATAGAGGATTCTCCTCTGGTGGTGTAGCAAATAACGCAACCATTATTGACATTCCTAAGCCAGAGTCTGACTTCCGTTGTGACTATGACTATTACATCAGTAGGATTGATAAGTTATTCTTAACCGATCAGCAACAATTTAAGATCGTTAAGGGTGTACCAGGTGAGTCTGATGACATCCCTGCAAATATTGATAATGCAATGTTACTTGCAACTTTGTATCACGAACCTTATGGTTATGGTCCAGAAGGAGTACACATTGTTAGAGAGAACAACCGTCGTTTCACGATGCGTGACATCGGTCTAATTGAAAGACGTGTTGATAATCTTGAATACTATACTGCATTGAACTTACTTGAACTAGAGACTGCATCACTATCTGTTAAAGACAGTGATGGATTTGATAAGTTTAAGAATGGTTTCCTTGTAGATGACTTCAGTTCATTTGATTCAGCAGAGACAACACACGAAGATTTTGCTTGTGCTGTATCATTTGCAGAAGGTAAATTACGTGCTTCTCACTACACTACTAACGTAGCATTAGAATATAGTTCTTCTGGTTCTAGTGGAGTACAGCATCACGAAGTAGGTACTCTAACTCTTCCATATGATGAAGATACATTCATCGTTCAACCATATGCATCACGTGTAGAGAATGTAAACCCATTCAACGTGTTTGCTTACATAGGTAGATTGGATTTATTCCCCTCCTCTGATGACTGGGTAGATACACGTCGTGCTCCTGATAGAATTGTTAACCTAGAAGGTGACTTTACTGCACAGGTTCAAAGATTTGGTGGAGATACAAATACAGGTTTAGTTCCTACTCAATGGAACTCTTGGAGAACTAACTGGACTTCTAACTCCAGTAGAACCAATACACAAACAATGCGTCGTGGTTCTTGGCCTTATATTAGAAGGATTACTACAACCACAACAAATACTACTAGATCACAGACACGTTCTGGTATCAGAACTATCATCACTCCAAGGGTTGACCGTCAATCTTTAGGTGACAGAACTATTGAAAGAACAATAGTCCCATTCATTCGTTCTAGGAACATAGCATTTAAGATTCAACGTCTTAAGCCTAATACAAGATTCTATGCTTTCATTGATAACGTAGATGTAAACTTCTACACTACACCAAGATTGATTGAAGTTATTAAAGATCCTGTTGATGATACTCGTACTAATAACACACCATTTGTTACTGGTGAGACTGTTATTGGACAGACATCTGGATGTAGACTTAAGTTAGTTACACCAGAGACAGGATTTGATGATGGTTTAAGTCCATATGATCAGACTGAACTACCAACATCATACGCATCTACCACACCACTACTCAACATTGATACTCAAACAATGTCTGAGACAGTTGCTGGTACTTACTGGGGTAACCCATTAGAGACAGAGATCCTTGTAGGACAAACATCTGGTGCTCGTGCAGTTGTTAAGACTAAGCGTCTGATTGCAAACACCAATGGTGATATGGAAGGTATTATGTGGATACCTAATCCTGCTGTATCTACCAACCCAAGATTTGCAACTGGTACTCGTGTTGTACGTTTAACAACATCTCCAACTGACTCTAGGATTCCTGGACAGGTTGATTCTGCTGCATCTGCTAATTATGTTGCATCTGGAGTTATTGAAACCAAGCAACAGACCATCCTTGCAGTTAGAAATGCAGATATTGTAAGAGATACAGTTGTATCTGACAGAATTGTTAATGATAACTCTACATCAACTAGGGATACTGGTTGGTATGACCCACTAGCACAATCATTCTTAGTTGAATCAAAAGGAGGAGCATTCTTAACAAGTGCAGAATTATTCTTTAATACAAAAGATCAAAGGATTCCAGTCTCGATACAAGTTAGGGAGATGGCTAATGGTTATCCTACCACTAAAGTTCTTGCTTTCAGTGACGTTACTCTCCTTCCTAGTCAAATAAACTTGTCTGAGAATGGTACTGTATCAACTAAGTTTACGTTCCCATCACCAATCTATGTGACTGAGAACAGAGAATACTGCTTAGTTGTTCTATCTGACTCCAATGAATATAAGCTTTGGATCTCCAGAATGGGTGAGGATGATGTTACTAACGATAGAACGATCTCTGAACAGCCTTATGCTGGTGTACTATTCAAGTCACAGAACGCATCTACGTGGACTGCTGACCAGTATGAAGACCTTAAGTTCAATCTATACAAAGCTGCGTTTGCTCAAAGCACAACTGGTACTGCTGTATTCAATAATGCAGAACTAGCAATAGGTAACGGTGGTATCGCCGAACTACGTAGCAACCCAATTAAGACTTTAAAACCCGAAATTAAGATCATTCTTTCAGACCACATTGCTAACTTTACGATTGGTGCTGAACTTCAACAGACTGATACTTCACCTGTTCCTTCTGCTATTATCAGACAGGTTGTGCAAGGTGTACAGGGTTCATCTAACGCATACATCATTGTTGATGATGTAAACGGAACCTTCAGAGAAGGTGTACAGTCAGGTGCTAACTGGATCTATAGATTAGTATCTTCCAGATCACTTGCTGACCTTACACTGACTGGTGTTACAGGAACATTCAATGTTGATGATACATTAACAAATGGTACTGGTGCATCTGGTATGGTTACTGCTTGGAACTCAGGTACTGGTGTTGTTTCTATTAAGTCTGTCACAGGAACATTTGCTGCTGGTGATGCTATCACTCAGGATACAGATGGATCCACAACTGGTTCTGGTACTATAGGATCTGGTGGTGTAGCTGCAAGTGGAGATGATATTAACGATTATCCTGCTGCTCCTATCTCATATCATAACCAAGCAACTGAAATTACAGTTCTGCACGCAAACCATTGTATGCACGATAAGGGTAACAACGTTAAGATTGAAGGTGTAATCTCTGAAGTTGCTCCTACAATTATTGACTCTGCATACCATACTAATGGTTTGACAGCATCTGATGGTGTATCTGGTACATTCTCACTACACGTTAATGATGCTTCAGCATTCCATACAACTATTAATGGTGCTGCTGTATCAACAAGTAATCCAGGTTATCTGGTAATTCGTGATCACGAAGTTGGTCAAAGACATTATGAGATCATTGAATATAGTGCAATATCTGCTGATGGTAAGATCATTACACTACCTTCTGGATCTCGTGGTAAAGCAGGAACTAGTGCTTTGATTCATAGTTCACTAAGTTGGGTTGAGTGTTATAACATTGATGGTATTCCTCTTGTAGAAATCAACAAGTTACATACTGCAATTGGTTCACCTACTCTTGATTCTTATAAGGTAGCAGTTACATCTGTATCTACTAATGGTATTACCAATGGTGGAAGTAATGTTACTGCAACTCAGAACGTTCAATTCGAACAGTTCTATCCTCAGTTACAGATGAATGTCTTCCCAGAGACAGACATCATTCCTCGTTTGAATGCTGTTAGTGCAACATCAATTGATAATGGAAATAATATCAATGAAGCATCATTCATTAATGATGGTGTTTACCTTGATTGTATTGCTAATGAAGATAACTATCTAACCTTCCCTAAACTTGTATGTTCTAAGGTTAATGAGGATGCTAAGTTGAGTGGTTCTAAGTCACTTACTATGCAACTCTTGTTGAGTACAGAAAACAAGAACATCACACCTGTAATTGATACTGATCGTTGTTCACTCATTACAACATCAAATAGAATTAACAATCTTACAGATGCTGATTCAAATGCAGAGAAGAATACAGGTGATCTAAACGATGCAGTTTATATCACTAAGGTGGTTAACCTTCTACAACCTGCTAATACATTGAAGGTTATGTTTGAAGCTTGGAGACATCCTGATACTGAAATTAAAGTTATGTATCGTATCCAACCCATTGGCACGTCTCTCGCCTTTGAGGAGATAGGATATACATACTTTAACGGGAACGGATTGGAAGATAAGACAGTTCAAAAGACTGAATCTTATCTACTAAGAGATCTAGAATATACTTACAGCGGTGCTGAGTTTAACGTAGCACAAGTTAAAGTTATTATGACCTCTAAGAACCAATCATATGTTCCTGAGATCAAAAATCTTCGAGTAATGGCATTAAGTGACCTCTAATAGATACTTACACGTGAAGGGTAAACCCGAACTTGTACGGGATACCCGTTCTGGTGCGGTACTAAATACAAAGGAGACACCCCCTGGTACTGCTGCTAAAGCACGTAGAAAGAGGGATGGCAAGATCGACTCTATGCAAGAAGAGCTTGATGTGCTAAAATCTGAGATATCAGAGATTAAATCCTTACTCATTAAAAACTTGGAGAACAAATTATGACTGCCGATCAACCTGAAACAGTTGACCAGGAAAAACTACTGGGAGACTTTAAGACACGTTTGGCTGGTATGGTCGAAGAGAACCAAAAAATGGCTCAGAAGATCAGATCAAACGAACAACAAGCATTAAAACTGCAAGGTGCAATAGAGACGTTAGAGTATATACTCAACCCCAATACGGAGGGTGAGGTTAACGAGGTCACTGCAGAATAACACAGAGGGACTCGCAAGAGTCCCTTTTTTACGGTTATAAATATCTTGAGAGGCATATTGTCCGTGCAGATTAGAGTTCTAACCAATGGCAAATAGAATACAATTACGACGTGATGGTGCTCAGCAGTGGGCAAACATCAACCCTATCTTGGCACAGGGTGAGTTAGGTATTGAAATTGATACGTCACGTATCAAAATTGGTGATGGAGTTACACCTTGGAACTCTCTAAGATATGAGAGACCGCTAGAAACAGAATCAAACGCTGCTAATACACTTGTTAAACGTGATGCTGACGGTAACTTCCAAGCAGGTGCTGTCACTGCAACACTAATCGGTAATGCCTCAACATCGACACGTCTTGCCAACGCACGTCAAATACAACTCTCTGGACAAGTAACTGGATCAGGATCTTTTGATGGTTCTCAGAACTTAGAACTTACTACTGATCTATCTCTAATCACAACTCTTCCTCATTATGATCCCAACAACCCTAATGCTGATGCACTCTATACTAGGGTTCGTGTTAACAGTCAGGGGCGTGTTATTGGTGCTGAGCTTGCTTCTACTCTTGCTAATTATGGTATTACTGACGCTCAACCTCTTGACGACGAGTTATCAGCAATTGCTGGCTTAACATCACTTGGTATTCTTACACGTACCTCTGTTGGTAACGTGATGACCAGAACATTAACTGGTGGTGCTGGACGTTTAATATTTACAGTTCCTGACGGAAGTTCTCAAAACCCATTCATTGACCTTGCTGACACAGCAGTTGTTGTTGGTTCATATAACGTTGAATCATTAACATCTGTCAATGCTGCTGGTAGTAACTCAGAACCATATGGTACAGAAACTGTTAACGCTGTTAAGTTTAGTGTTGATAGATATGGTCGTGTTACCTTAGCAGAGAACGTACCTATTGCCACAGCAACAGAAGGTTCTAAGTACGATACATATAACGCTGCTACAGTATATCCTAGATATTCAATCTTAGAAGCAAACTCTAAGGTATATCAATCAATACAACAGGTAGCTGCAGGTGGTGGAGAACCTGCACATACATCTGGAGATGTGAGTGGATGGAGATTCCTTAGCAACGTTGCTGTAGAACAGAAGGGTCTTGCATCATTCGCACAAGAAGATTTTGACGTTGACTCAAATGGTCACGTAACTATTTCTGCTGCTGGTATTGATAATACACAGCTACAGAATAATAAAATTACATTCACTGACGGTAATACCGTTCAGGATTTTGAATTAGATAATGAACTTACTACTGGTACTGGTCACACTGGATTTGATTACCTTAACTACGTCAAGGTTAATGACACCTCTGGTGGTCTTCTTTTCAGTGCTAATAACACCGATAATACTGGTGCTGGTGGCGTTGATATTAATGTTGACACTAATATTAGTGGCGCGTCTATCAAGTTAGATAGACCTGGTAGTAGTCCATTACAAACTATTGAAAGGACTGCTGGTTCACTTAAGATCCATCACAATGTAAACTCTGCTACTGACAGAACTCTGGATATTGTTTCAGAGAACGCAGGTGCAGGTACTGCAAAGATTAACATTACAGCAGACGAAGATATTACAATCTCTGCTACTAATGTATCCAATAGAGTTAATATAGAAGGATTCCAATTCCAAGATGATACTTTAAGTAGCACTGCTGCTACTATGATCTTGGATCCAGGTGATGACGACACTGCATCTGGAACACTTCAAGTTCGTGGTAACCTCCAAGTTGACGGTACTACAACTACAGTTAACAGCACTACTATTACTGTAGATGATCCTATTATTGTACTTGGTGGAGATACTGCTCCTGGTACAGATGACAATAAGGATCGTGGTGTCGAGTTCTCCTATTATGATTCACAAGCGAGGGTAGGTTTCTATGGCTATGACGAAGATTACGCAGACGCTAACTTATGGTCTGGCACTGGCGGGTTTAGGTTCCTCCTCAACGCCACTAACACCTCTGAAGTTTTCACTGGCACTGACGCTCCTATCATTGCTGGTAACCTCAGACTCACAACAAACACAGGATCAACTTCCA